ACATACTGGCGGGTGTTTTGAAGTTTGTTGCGTCAACGGCACTTGGCGGGGCCACAGCCATAATGAACATTGGCCGCGCAATTGGTGGGGTGGCCGCTGCCGGATCATTTGCGCTTGAGGGTGAATTCAAACTTGCCTATCAAACCATCAAGGCAATTGGAGTAGAGAACAGGGCGGCAACGGCCATTACTGACGAACGTATTAAAAGGCTGATGGGTGCCGACTACGAAACGGCTGGGAAGAAGGCCGCAAGAGTCGTCAATATTCTCGGGGCCGCTTCAAAGATTGCCGCCGAAAAGGTCGGAGAGGTAGCCACAAAAACCAAAGAGCACACGGGCGCGATTGAAAAACAGATTGCCGCGCTCCAGTTGCAGCTTGACACGTTCGGCATGTCTGAAACAGAGGCTAAATTATGGGGAATGTCAACGGATGGTGTTACCGGCAAACTGTTTGATAACGCTGAGGCTATTTTAGCCCAAATCGACGCACTCAAAAAGCAGAAAACAGACCAAGAAGAAATCACCGCAAACCTCAAAAATTATCAATCGCTCCTGAATGACTTACGGACCGATGAAGAAAAATACACTGATACCGTGCAGGAACGACTTGATATTATTGCCAAGGCTGGAAAAATGCCGACGGCAGAAGAAGCAGCAAAAATAGTTGGTTCAGGTGTGACTTCTGCGCCTACATTTGGCGGGGTTGATGCTGTTGTTGGTGGAGCTTCCGGTGAGATCGGCAAGATCGACGCGGCGCAGGCAGAGTTAGATAGATGGTATGAAACTGAAATGAAGAAGCAGGAAAAGAACCAAGAATTCAGGGATGCAGAAACCGAAATATTTAAAGCAGCTGAAGAAAAGAAATATGCAATTTTTGAAGAGTATCTAGCGAAAAAGAACGCTTTAGAGAAAACTCGGTTAAAAACACAGGAAGATCAAAACCTTGCAGCAATGCAGGGGGAAATCGCAATATACACGGCGGTCGCTGAGTCAATGACCGGCATAGTAAAAAACCTTGCTGGCGAAAACAGTGCAGCCTACAAAGCCATGTTTGCAGTCGAAAAAATAGCGGCGGCGGCGATGATCATTGTGAATACTCATGTGGCGGCATCCAACGCGAGAAAGACAAGCGGAAGTTTTTTAAGCGGCGAAATACTTGCAAACATGGTGATGATAGCCGGTTACGCTCAAGCCGGTATGGTCGCCGGAATGGGACTGGCCGGTATGGCTCATGATGGTATCGACTCAATCCCGCAGGACGGAACCTGGCTGCTGAAAAAAGGCGAGCGCGTATCGACTGCCGAAACATCCGCAAAACTTGACCGGACACTCGAAAGCGTATCAAAACAATCAACCGGCGGAGATGCTCCGATAGTTAATCTGTATGAGGATAAATCAAAAGCCGGGCAGGTTGAAACACGGCAGCAGGACGACCGGCGCGTGATTGACATTTGGGTTGCGGACCTGATGGGCGATGGCAAAGCACAAAAGGCTATGTCGCGTAAATTCGGACTGCAACCGGTGGGGGCATAATGGACTATCCTGCAATACTCCCGGCACCACTCAGGGCCGGTTACAATATCAATCCGGAAAACAATATCATCAGGACGCAGATGGTTTCCGGCAGGGCGCGGCAACGGGTGGCATATACATCCGTTCCGGCCTATGCGGATTTGTCATGGCTGTTCACTGCGCTTGAGGGTATGATTTTTGAATCGTTCGTTGCGGCGGCTGGTGGCGACTGGTTTATGATCAGCATCAAATCTCCGATTGGATACATTGCCCAGGAATGCCGATTCATGGAGTCCCCGCAAGGGCCGCAACTCGTTGGCGTTAATTTGTGGTCGTATAAAGCCAAAGTCGAACTCAGGGAGAAACCATCATTGGATCCATCATATGCGCTCTACTATCCCAGCATCATTTTGCAGCTAGATATCTTCGATCGTGCCATGAATGAGGCATGGCCACAATGAGCGTACTCGAAACCGTATATGCATCTGGCGGCGATATCATAATTGACACGCTGGAATTATCTTGCCCGGCGTGGTCATCGTCGATATTTATCTGCAACGGATTTGAAAACCATACCTGCATTGATGAGGATGATCGGGAGATTACTTTTATCGCCGCAGGTATCGCGGTTGCCCTGCCGAAGAAAAACAATTCAGGGGCGCAAATGCTAACGTTTGCGATCGATAACATTACCGGGGAGGCACAGGGGTTGATTGATGACGCTCTGGAGGCAGAGGAGCGCGTCACTTTAATCTATCGGGCTTTCCTTGCTTCCAACAAAACAGTACCGGCGGATACTCCATACAGAATGACGGTGTTATCAGGCGACATGCAAGGTTCAGTCATCCATATCCAGGCAGGGTTTTTTGACTTGCTCAACACGGCATGGCCGCGTGATAAATACACGGCGTCATTTGCACCAGGGCTGAAATACATATGAACCTCAATGACTACATAGGTAAAGAGTATGAGGACGGCGCACGCGGGCCTTTCCGATATGATTGTTGGGGTCTGGTCAGGGAAATCCGGCATGAGGTCTACGGCTTGTCGTTGCTACCCTCCCACGGCCATGTCCGGCACACGATGCCGATTGAATTTACCAGGGCATACCAGGAAGTCGCGAAGCAAATGGAGGTCTGCAATCCCGAGGTGGGCTCGGTTGCTGCTGTGTTCCGTGGCCGGGTATGCTTCCATGTCGCGGTTGTGGTTGAGATTGACGGAGATTTGGCAATTATGGAAATCAACCCGAATACCAACTGCAGGTGGTTAAGAATACCGGACTTTGAACGCAGATATCTGAAGGTGGTTTACTACCGATGAAATATAAAAACCAGGACTACCGATGATCAACATATATCCCTCAAAACTCGAAGGTGCACCACTCGAAACGCACGTTTTGAATCATCCTCAACCCATCTACGATTGGTTGTCCTCAACAGTCCCGAGTTTTTCAGAGCGGGAAGTCCATCCGATTTCCGTATGGGTAAACAACAGGATGATCGGATCGGCGAACTGGGCAACGACAACCATATCCCCGAATGACACCGTTGATATCTATGTTGAACCTGGCTATGGGATAGACTGGGTAGGCTGGGTTACAATAGCCATGTTTGTCATGTCTGCGGCTTCGATGGTTTACTCTCTCGTTGCCATGGGCAACATGCCGAAACTCTCAACGGGAGCGCCGGTAAAAGGCGACGCGCTTGATGAGGCAACGGCACGAGGGAACAAAGTCAGGCTGAATTCAATCATCAGGGAAATTGCCGGGACGTTCAAGGTCTATCCGGATTACCTCCTACCTCCCCATACCTATTTTGATTATGACTCCGACCAATGGATTGAAATGACGCTCTGCGTCGGCAAAGGTTCGTACACCATCCCCGAGGAGTCTGTGCTCGTTGGCGACACACAGTTTATTGCGATAACTGAAGATGTTGAATATGCGATTTATGAACCAGGCGAGGATTTGAGTGCTGATACAGCGGCTAGATGGTGGCACTCGGCAACGGAGGTTGCGGGAACATCAACCGGCAAAGCCGGGCTGGAACTCAATGCGACTTACGTAATCGGCACGGCGGCAACGGCTGAATCATACACGTTTGACGGACTGGTGATAATGATCCCCGAGGGGGCAGGGGAATGGCCTGCATGGCCGGTTGAATCGGTCATTACGATTGAGCAATTCCTTGACTACACTGTCACCGACGGCGGGAGCGATCGAGATATCATCTCAGGAGATTTTACAACCCTGGCACCGTTTGCCGGGATGATAATAGAGATTACCGGGGAGAACGAGGGTGATTACGTAATCAACGAAACCGACGGGTCCGGATACATCACGCTGGATTACGACAATGGTTCGCCTGTCAACGGTTTTTTAACCGGAACACGCCGGATGGCTATTGGATACCGAAATCAGCAATACGAAATCACTGCCATGATAACTAATGAGTATGATTTCAACAGCGATTTTAATCCGACTCGAGTAGTGCGGGATGAGATGCACGTCATCAGATTAACGGATGATGGAACTTATGAATCGGAATGGCTGGGATTTGCGCTGATAACGACAAACGACCCGGTCATCGCCATTGACGCATCCGGCCAAGAGGGGGAATGGGCGGGGCCGTTCGCGGCGTGCCCTGACGGGGAAGTTACGAGCACACTGGAATATGATCTGATGTTTCCCAGTGGATTAGGGAAGGTTGCAGCTTCCGGTGTAATAAACCCTGTAACTGTTCAGACAGAAATACAATACCGCGAAATCGGTACAACTGAGTGGTTGTCGGTAATCAAAACCATGACAGCCGCAACACTTGACCAACTTGGATATACCGAGTCTTTCGGTTTGGGCGATCCATACCGGCCGGAAGTACGTATGCGGAGAGTCGGCGCGAAATCCACGCTTACGGATACACAGGACACTGTGCAATGGTACGGGCTCAAATCCCGGCTGACGGCACCCTCCTCATATGCAGGCGTCACAACAATGACGGTAAAACTCCGTGGTGGCGACAGGATATCCGCTCAATCAGATCAGCTGATATCCGTCCAGGCTACACGCAAGTTGCCGACTCTGGTTGATGGGATATGGACCGACAACGCGGAAACCCGGTCCATCGTGCCGTGGGTGGCGTATATCGCGAAATCGATGGGGTACACTGACGATGACCTGTCTTTAGTGGACCTTGAGACGCTGGGGGCGGTATGGGATGCAAGGGGCGATTATTTTGACATGTCTGTTGAATCAGAGGGCACCGTCAAAGGCGAAATGTTGAACGCTCTGCGGGCGGGTTTTGCGGAACTGACTCTTGACCGGGGCGTCATCAAGCCCATTCGTGACCAGGTCAGAACCGTCTATGAGCATATGTATACGCCTCAAAACATGGCCGAACAACTGACGCGCAGCTTTCAGACCATCCGGCCGGATGAATTCGACGGAGTTGATGTTGAATACATAGATGGGACGACATGGGCAAAGGAGACCGTTGAATGCCGGCTGGATGGTGATATCGGGGCCAAGTCCGAAAAAATCACTCTTGAGGGTGTGACCGACCGCACCCGTGCATGGCGTATCGGCATGAGACAGCGCCGGATGCAGAAGTACCGCCGGCGCACTTACAGATTCGCAACGGAACTTGACGCGCTCAACTCCTCATATATGTCGTTTTGCGCTCTCGGGGATGACGTTCCAGGCTACAGCCAGTCGTCAATCCTGATGGGCTATACTGCGATATCAGGAGTTATCCAGTTGCAGTCGTCTGAGCCATTTGTATGGACTGATGGTGTTAATCATGTGATAGGCATCAGAAAGCCGGACGGCA